CTTTTTGGGGTCAGATCATACGCCCCCTTAGTTTTACGACGCATAAGGTTGTAATGCACCGTGTCGCCTTTTTCTGACTGAGTTTTAATACCTTGCGAATATTGCCAACTTGCCACCCACGCAGCAACTTCAGCGTGACACATTGCTCGTACTTCTTCAGCAGTAAACCCAAATTTAGCCAATAAAATAACCGCACTTCGGTAATTCTTCTCGGCATCAAACACACCGTAATGTTGTTTTATTCGGTTTCGGCTTTGCTCGGGCTTTCCCCAGCGTCGATGTGCTTTTTTCGCAGTTCTGCGATAGCTTGCGTAATCAGCACATAATCATCCGTGGCAAGGTTATCCAGTAAAAACTGTGGCGTGAGCTTATCTTGCGCAATACCGATAATATCAAGCTGTTCAGATAAATAAGCCAAATCCACGAGCATTTGCTCCGCTTTCGTGAGGTTTTCTTTCTCATCTAAACCAAGCTCGGCGACTTTCTCAAGGGCAGCACATTCGCCACCCAAGGTTAGTAATCGCACGTCAAAGTCAAAATAACGCTTGTCTTCATAAGAGATACCAAGAAGTAAACGCATTATTCTTTTACCTCTTTAAGCGCATTCATCTGGATATCAATAACGGCTTCGTTATCCACCGTGTATTTCTCGCCTACTTGGGTAGTAAAGCAGCCAAGGTAGGACGTACGCTTATCTTCTTGATTAAGCGGATATACCGTGATTTTCGCATCACTGATCCCCGCCCAATCAATTTCCGAACCATCCACTGGCATTGCTGCCGTCAATGATAATTCCCAAGTCGCAATGCCTTTGGCAAAACCACGTGCACGTCCTTCAGAGTTCATGGTTTTGACTAATTTACGCCCAGTTTGTTTTGTCACGTTTAAATCGGTAATTTCAATTTCCGTGCCGTCCACTTCAAGCACAGCCGAACCTGCATATTTTTCCATTTACGCCCCCTATAAAATTAAATCAATTCGGTTAGCGACAACGTGTAAGCCATTTACCACATCCGCTGGAATTGCCGTATCTAAACGATTTGGATCTTGGCCATTGCGCACAACAAGCAATTTACCCTTGTTCGCATCCACATTTTCTAAAATCTCTTGTTGCTCTAAACGATAGAGCACATCAAGGATTTCCGACCGCACTTTTGGTGGGGTGCGATTAGATAATTTCGCACGAGGGAAACGTAACTCAATACGCTGTTCAATCGCTTTACGCGTATAATCAAGTGTGCGAATTGTGGTTAAGTCTAACCACGCAGGATCATCTACATTCGCAGGTGACTTGGTATAAGTCGTAATGGCACGCATAATTTGCACACGATTATTTACCACTGTAATAGGGGTTAAACCGTGGAATAACGCCTGATTGACTTCGGTTTTTAACGGTGTTTGAGTGGCATCAACAGGGGTTAAACCTTTAATCTCAAGTGTATTTAACGGTTTAGCTGGGTCTTCTTCGCCTGCAATAACCGCCCCATATCCCGCAGCGATTAAGGCATTAGATTCCACCGCCCCTTTATACCAACCCACTGTAATACGGTTAGCATTAATTTTCTCGGTATAAGTGGTACCGCTTGCCAACGTACCATTAAAACCTAATACGCCAACACCTGGTTTTTTCTCAACAGGACTTGCTACCGACTCTAAATGTTCGCGCAAGGCTTTCGCATTTTTATCATCCGCAAAAGGGGAGATAATCACGTGATAGTGCTGACCAGCTACAGATGCTAATGCCGCTGCTAAATCGGCATTTTCGGCACCATTTGCAAAGGCAGAAACATTCACTGCCATATCATTTACGCTTAATGTGGCATTGACACTAATCTCATTGCCAATTTCGCCTTTACATTTTGCAGTAAGCGTAACAGTACCTTCATTGACTGTTGTACTGACAGGACAATATTCCCCCGCATTAATCACTGCATTTAAACGGGCGGCAATGTTGGCAGCAGTTTCCGATTTAGCAATTGCCACCGCATAATCAAGACCACCAATGATAACTTTAAGCACCCCTGCATTGCTTGCTGTGCCTGTTAGCGTAATGGTGCCAGTTGCCGCCACACCTGAATCACTCTCTTTTAAACCAATCACCGTTAAACGGATCATGGCATTATTTTGGATAGCAATACGCGCCATTAAGTGAGCCCAAGACCCAGCACCAAATGTATTTTTTGCATCTACATCCGAATAAATCGGTGTCGGTGCGCTAAATGCTTTTGTTGCATTTAACATCGGTGCCACAATTAAGACATTTTGCTCATTTGTTGGCAAAGTACTCACTGCATTGCGTGAGTTGTATTCTGTATAAACACCCGGTTTACGAAGACTCGTCGGGATATTATCAAAATCAATATTCGTTTCATCCATTGTCTTTCTCCTGTTCTTTGCGTGAACGTGTTTCTGTGATTACAATCAAATCGCCATCATTAATACGACGTTGATAATAAATCGACGGCTCTACCTCTACCGGTACTTGTTCAATATAGGTATAAGGCTGATGTTCCATCGGCACCTTAATGCCTATTGCTGCTTTCACTTTCATTTTGTGTCTCCACCTCAAACGGCACTGTGGCACCGCTTATTGGGTCATAAATGTTGTTACCAATACGTTCTAACATCGGATCTGGTGGCGATAGCTCGCCATGATAATGCGTAAACAGATAATCAGGATTTTTGCTATCCTGTGTCATTTCAGGATAACGGCCATCTTCTAACGGGCTTAAATCCTCATAGACTGCGTCATACTCAATCGCATAAGCCGTTATCGCCCCACCTTTAAAAGTGGCATTATTAAAGAGCGTGCGCACCCTAGTCGGTTTCAGTGGCTTGACTAATTGCCCTAAGGTTTGCGCATCTAACAAACGGCGTACGGCTGTAATCAACTGATTAACGCCCACCTCTCGTTTATCCGCTCCGCCTTGTCGTGCCGCAATATTGCTACGCAAGCTATTTACTGCCACGATAATGACAAAGTTTGCTGTGGATTGATGACGCTTCAAATTAGTGCCCATACGTTCGATACGTGCGCCCCCAAAAGTGACTAAACACATCGGCAAACGTGATGTCCCAAGACTTTCATCATCGAGCTCGCCACCGTAGCTTTTAACGGTATTGACTAAACGCCCTAAGCCACGCTGTAGGCGTTCTACAAGAGCATTTTCAATTTGAGTAATCACGCGCAAAAATCCTGTTTTTCGGATTAGTAAAAATCACACCATTGTCGTGTTCGTTGGCATCATTATTCTCTGTCGGTGGCAACCCCAGCGAAATCTTACCCACACTGATATCCTCAAGTTCTTTTAAACTTAATTTATAGCGTGTAATAATTTCTTCTGTAATCGTCACATGAGACATACTCGCTAAACGATAACGTGCCAAATCACAACAAAGTCGCACCAAGTTTTGTGGTACATTCACAAGAGGGAGGGTATAACGTGCTGCCAAATAACCATCAATTTGGCTTGAGCTATCAGACAATGCAATATCAAGCAAATTGTCATTAACTTGCCCAGTCAAATCGCGGTCGGTCAGCTCAATGGCTTGTACTTCCCCTACACGTAACACAAAATCTTCAGCACTGGCGTAATGCATCACTCATCCTTATTTTTCGCAGATGGGAATAAGTTCTAACCAAGGATCTTCAGCAAGCATAATAACTTGCTCACCTGTCAAGTTTTCAACTGGAATTTCCACTGCACTTTCTTTGTTAAAACGATAGCCGCAGCGACCATAAGAGGCTTGCGGATGAATTGCACGTAACGTCACCGCATAGGCAATAGGATGAATCGCATCACTACCTTTGGGCGTGTCATCCAACTCGTCTAAAGTGCGGTCGGTTTCTGTGGTGTTTTCCGCAGAATCGGTTTTCACTTCATCGTCTGTCTTGTTTTGCTGTTTCTTTGCCATAACTTCCTCCTAGTCATTTCTTGCTTTCCCTCGCAAGCGAGGGAAGGCAAGGAAAGAGACGGATTACTCCACAATCTGTGAAGACACCATCACTTTAAGCGTCCCTTTCAACACATTGCTGGTACCGTTGATAATATCGGCTTCCACTAAACGTTTTGCTGTATATTCAAGTGCAGGTGGCACTAATAAGATATTCGGACGAATATTTAACAACTTGCCGCCATCGCCTTTTAAGGATTTCATTTTTGCCAACACGCCCATTAAGACATCTTCAGTTAATTCGCTGTCTTCCACACGATGAGCAAGTTGCCAGAATGCAAAACCTGCATTACCACGCGCACGCACGCCCCAAATATAGGTATCTTCCATAAATACCGTATCGGATTTAGACGGATCAAATTTCGTCTCAATTTCAGGGGTTAAGCGTTCTTGCCAAATAAATGGCTTCACGGCATTCGTCGTATCCAACAAATAAAACGCTGGTTTTCCTGCTGCACTGCCTTTGGTAATATTACTTTGCGTGGTTTGATTGCCTGTGCCATCGACTTCCGCAAAAACAGGATGATCGTCATCAAAGAAATTCTGCCCGTCATAGCAAAGGGTGCTTTTACCTTGTTTAATTAAGCCAAAGACTAAATCATCAGGTAATTCCGCCGCACTTTGTCCCATTTGTTTTACCATCGGACTAAATAAGCCCACCTGGTCGTCTTCAATATTGGTGCGCGGAATAGCAACAGTGCTTTCAAACAACTTATTCGATACTTGCATACCTTGTGCTTGCATTTTGCGTAAACGACGTTTACCCACCCATTCTTGCAATTTTGGGAAATGCCCTAACCAACCGTAAGTATTGGTTTCGGTAGAACTTGCAATCTTCATCGCAATTTCTGACCATTGAGGATTAATCACGTTTAAACCGCTTGCAAAGTCTTTTTTAAAGGCTTCATCAAGGGCTTTTAAAAGTGCCGATTTTTTGAATTTATCCATTATTTTTGCTCCTTATAGGTTGCCATATAATCTTTTTCGCTTAAGCCTAACGCTTTTGCTGCTGCACTCTCTGCCGCACTTAACGTTGCCACTTTCTGCTCTGGGTCGCCTTTTGCTTGTGGCTCACCACTTAATGCTGCCATTGCAGGTGCTTTTTCTAAATAAGCACTTAATGCTTCAACAGATAAACTTTGCGCCCAATCTTTTAATGCGGGAGCCAGTTTGCCTTGCGATAATGCTGCTTTGATTAATGCCGCTTTCTTGTCCGCTTCTACAGATGTTTTAAGCGCATTAAAATCAGCCTGTAATGCGGCTACCTGTTCGACTGGCACAAATTTAGCAGGATCAGGGTTGCCCACTTGTGTGGATAACGCTGCCACTGATTGTTCTTTTTCAGCTAATTTTGCGTAAACATCTAACACGTCCACAGAGCTATCGCCTTTAGCTGCCGAAAGTGCGGTCACTTTCTCCGTAATGTCAGCTTCACTTGCATCTGCTTTTAAAACAAACAGTGTGCATAATGCTGCCAATAATTTTTTATTCATTGGATTGTCCTCTTGTAACAAATTCACGCTGGCTGCCACCATTGCCTCCTCCATGCCATCTAAAGCAGGCGTATTGGTTAATGCAGCATGAAAGATCTTGCGAACATAGCCGTCTGTGTCGTAAGCAAACACAGCCGAGATATAACGATATTCGCCATTTTTGATATAGTCCGCGGCTTTATCAGTCCAACGCACATCAGCAAAAATCCCTTGTGGGGTAAAATAGAAATATTCCATCCAGCCCGCACTCGGTGCTTCTTTGCCGTTTTTTAGGGAGTGAATAATTTGGTGTTCATAGTCAATAGGAAGGGGATTGCGTTGATTATTTGCCAACGCCACCACATCCGCGCCATTTGTATCTGTTACATACCATGCCTCCACATCGGTTGGTCTGCCGTCTGTAGCGCGAAATTTGCCATAAGGTAAAAGTTGGATACGACCATACTTCGCCTTGTCAATTTCAAAACTACAAGCGGCAACTGTTAATTTCATCTGAAACCATCCTTAAAAACTCAATCTAGGATGGCAGAATATCGAATTGAACGAGATAACAAGAGATGACTGGCTTCAGCACAACCCAATAATTTGAAATGTTAGACAATGAGGAACAAGCCTCACATTAAAGACGTGAAAGATTGAATGATTGAAAACAACCCAACCCCATTTTAAAACGCTTTAAAACCGTTTTAAATTGTTTTAAAAATTTAAAGATGAAATCTTATACCCTAAAAGTAAAAAATCGCCCTACGTGCGATTTAGGGCGATTTTCTGATTTATTTAATTAAGCGTTGGAAGTAGTCTTGCACGTCTTCCAAAATATCTGCCTTATCTTGAGGTGTTAAAGCCAAAAAAGGACGAGCTGGAATTTCTACTTTACGACCTCGTCCAGCTTTACCGCCGAATTGATGAATAGCCGCGTAAGGCTCATTCGTCCCCACAATGGCTTCATTGTTATTATATTCAGAAGTAATGCTCGCCATCAGGTTTTCAGTATCCACCAAAGGCGTACCTTGACGATATTTCAGCCCCAGCCATTTAGGACGCCCCCCAACATCAAAATTTTGCAGCACAGCTGATTCCATTGTCCCCGCAATACTTCGCATTAACGGAGCTCGATGAGCGGTGGCTTGTGCAAGGCGTTCTAGTGCCGATGCAATTTCTTGTGCGTTATTGATTTCAATGTCTATCATAATCGTTGATTTTTAAAATTTAAGGGGGTATAGTCGTCAAGCCACTAGAAAAGCGATGAATCTCGAGGATCGCAAGCGATAGGTTGAAATAGTACCTTGGACTGTGTGCGGTGGGTTCGAGCCCCGCCTAGTGGCTTACTCTTTAAATGCCTTTCTCCATTGCTTATCACTCACTAATCTAAACGACTGAACAAAAATTTCCGGTTCTTTGCTTAAAACCTTCAATACTGCAAGCAGTTTCTTGCCATTAACATCCTTATAAAATTGGTATCCTAGTTCATCGACTACAATTTTATCTGGAGCATTGATGATATCTGGCAACGCCTCATACTCATCAATCCCAAAATCTTGCCCATCACGGCTATTAAACTGTTTAATTAAAGTATCATCAGAAAGCCACACTGTGCCAGTTTTGCTTTTCAATAAATCCTTACTTTCCGCACTCAAGACACCTGCCGCAAATTTAAAATTTTTGGTAAGACTATCTCGCACCTGTAACATTTGATCAGCAGTGAGTTTTTTTCCATCTAGGCTGAGCGTTTGTTTCATCTCCGCCATACGCTTTGCCAACAATTCAAAATCGTGCTTAAACTCCCCACCTTTCATCTCAACTTTCGCAAACGCATGCGCCAGTTTTTCAGGATAAAGATCCAAATTAGGCTTGTAGTTTAATCGCCCTACATTGTAATCAAAGCCTTTATCCGTCACACGTATCGTGCCATCAGGTAATTTAAACCCTACCGTCTTTTCACGATTACCTTGCTTATTCGCAGGGCGTTCTACTTCCACCAAAAATTCAGAACTATCGTCAGGCTTATCAATCCCACGGCGTTTCAAATCTCTTTCGCCTAACGCAATTACCGTACAGCGACAATTAAACCCATTGGGCGGGTAGAATGTCGCCCAAAACGGATCATCATAACGATACACCTTACCGCTCAATGCTAAATGGGCAGGACGAGTACGCGCATCACCCACGGCGGAATATTGCCAATAAGGGCGATTATCCACATTGTCACGTAAGCGTTGATAACGCGCAGCCGAATAAGCGGACTGCATATTAACACGATAAATCGTATTTAACCGACGCGGCGTGCCAAAATATTCCCCTGTTTTGGGATCTGCCAGTAAATGCCCATCAATACCACGGATAGACGGATCTTTTCCAAAAATCCAGCCTTTGCGTTCAAATTCACTCACCAGTTCTTTTTTCCAAACGTGAAAGCCTTTGCCCTCACGCATAGCCGTTTCTAAAGATTGGTAAATATCCTTTGTCATATCAAGGCTAGTTAGGTGCGCAATCGTCGTGGCACGTGCCAATGCGCTATCGTGCATTTCTTTTGCTAACACCTTACTGGCAAGCATTTTCTTTTGGCGCAAAAACTCAATGGCTTGTTTGGGTTCTACGCCAATGGCAAACTTAGGTGCGCTCGGCATTGGCAGCTCCTAATAAATCAGCTAAAAATACTGCACTTGTCAAATAGGCTTGATGGCTTTCACTGGTTAAATCAGGATAAAGTGCGATCAGTTTTTCCTGTGCTTCGTCATAGCTTTCACTTGCCATGACCACGCCTACAATTTGTTTCATCATAGGATCAAGCTGTTGATTAAAATCCGCATTTGCCAGTGCATCATCAATCAAACCGTCCAGTTCAGCTTGTTCGTCCTTTGTACCATTCTGCGCCGATAACGCAGCAGCACGGCAACCGCAAGAACAGTCTTTGCCGTGGTTAAATACGGCAGAAAGTGCGGTCGTTTTTTCGTCCGTTTTCTCGCCTTGCGGTGTTCTTAAAATCAGTTCACCTTCCTGCGGTTCAGGAATTCCTAATTTATCCCGCACCCAACTTTCAGAAATCTGCACGCCAATGCCGGTAAGTTTAGGGATGGCTTCTGCAAAGACCGATAAATCTTCATATTCTTTTGTGTCAAACTCAAAATAAGGGATACGATGTGGCGCAATATTCGGATCAACATTAATTTGCAAATACGGCAAAATGATTTGTTGAGTAATGGTTTGCGCAATCTGTTTCGCATCGCTAATCATCAAATCACGACGCACTTCATTATGCACATTACCTAACGCATTGGTGGAGCTTTTACCATCCGCCCCCGATGTTAAGGTTTGCCCCAAAATCAACCGAGCAATAGATTTCTCGCACCAATCAACCATCTGTAAAAATGGATTATTACCCGATGCAGCACCCGCATTAGCGACGTTATGTAGTTCAATCTTCATCGATTCAGGCATAATGCCTGCCGCGTTATGCCCAATTTCAGCCAACGCACGCAGTAACGTGCGTTTCTCCGCATTAGTGGCACCGGCACCATATTTACCAATGCGAATCGGCATACCATAAAGCTCTAAAAACTCGGCAAAATCACGCACAGAATAATGCTTATACATATGAAGCCATGCCAATGTGCGATATAAGCCATCACGCGCCAACTGTGTCGAACGAGATTTATGGCGATGTACCACCCAACCAAAAGGACGTAAAGGCTCGCCCATTTGATTCGCTGGCGTGCGTAATAATAAACTATCGTCTTTATCCAATTTAAACCAAGACTGAGGACAAGGTTTAAAGCCTTTTGGAACCCATTTGCCATCCACCTGTGCCCATTGAATTTCCAACGCCGAAAAACCGTGTCCCACGGCATCCATTAAATCCATAAACAAGTCTTCAAGATTGGGATATTGATAAAATAACTCATCAATCTCTGCTTGCAATTTTTCTTCCGCAGGGGTTGCATTACGTGGCTCAACAATACGCCAATCTAGTGTTAAAACTGAACGCTTACGCGTCATCATATTCGCCGCAATACTGCTATCTTGCTCTTCAATATCCATGAAAAGTTGATGCTGTGCCTGAATATCGCCGTTTTCGGCATCCTCTAAAATCTGCTTTAATTTTGAAGGCGTAATTTTTGCAGAGGGGTGATCATCTAATACACGCCCCGTTGCAGTCACTTCCGCTTCATCGGTTTGTGTTGGCTCTGTTTCATTACCTTTTAAAAGCCCTTTAACCTTATCTAAAAATCCCATTTAAACTCCCTAAAAAATCAACCGCACTTTCATCATGCACCGTTTGCCTACTTTTGCTTTGTACAAGCCCCGATTTCAATTAATCTCGCCAAAACGAATAAAGATCATCGTCTTCATCTTCCACATCAAACGTATCCAACTGATCCAACCCAATCCACTCAATCGCTGCCGAACTACCCACTGCATTACGCCACAACATTTCCAGCGCATCTGGGCCATCATCATGGTCTGCTTTCGGGAAATGGCGTAACTGGGAAATCAGTGTAGTTTGCGAGCTATGCAACAAAATTAAGCCATTCGCCATGTGGGGTTGTAGGCTCTCAATACGCAACATTTTGTCTGTATTTGGCTTCGTCGCCGTCGCTGGAACAGGAATGCCACGTTGCGCAGAGCGTTTCACTAATTCATCTTTTAAAAACTCTTGGAATTGCACCGTTTCAACAAACCACCGCTGACAGTGGTATTGCTTCTGCATACGGATCACATCTTCAATAATTAAATCAGGCAAACGTTTCTTCACTTGCGCTTCCACCACATATAACTTGCCTGTTTCTCTATGATATCCGCCCACTAAAATGGCAGAGGGGTCTCTACTTGCCCCTGCTTTTCCTAAGGATGGGTCAAGCGCACCGAAATAAATTAAATTTGCTGGCAATTCCGTCCAATAAGTCAAACTATTGGCAAACATCGCATCATCACTGCTTAACGGGTCATTTTGATATTCCGAATCAAAGGTGGCATGCCCATCACGAGCGCGAATCTTCATCAAGGTTAAAATCGGGCGAGCAGCCCAACTTACTACCGCACCTTTATCCATTGCCGCTTGATTTTGCGTATAGAAAGCATCAGCCACCGCTTCGCCTTCGTTTAAGTAGAAGTCCTCCCACTTATCCCACAGGCTCATATCATCAGGCTGACGAATTAAGGCTTTAAACTTGGCTGTCTTCCACGCTTTACTCGATAAAGTGCGGTTTAAAACACTGTCGTAATGGAGAATAGTCCCGATATATACCACATCTAACTTATCTCCAGCCGCCCCTAACGGAAGGACGGTTTTCTTCAACCAATCGTGCAATTTGTCACGCTGTTCAGGGCTCCGCACTTGTTCGTCATTTTCAATATCATCCAGTACCACCAAATCAGGACGATACGCCCCATGGCGTAAACCACGCAATTTCTTGCCGGAACCTGCCACTTGCACTTTTTGATTGGCTTTTGTGATAATGGTTGCCGCTTGCCACACACGCCCTTGTCCTGCTATTTCAGGGAAATCAATGCGCAAACGTTGGTTAAATTCCAACTCTACTTTAATGGCTTCCAACATTGGATAGGCTTGGTCGATACTATCCATCACAATCAACGCATAGCGTTTTTTCTGTGTCACAAGACAGTAAAGTGTAAAGAGCTGGGAGACCAAGGTCGATTTAGCTTCACCACGTGGCGCAGCAATGGCCAAATGAACTGATGATGGCTGTTGTAATACTTGTGGCAACTGCTCAAAAAGATAGTTATGCAACTGCGAACGTGAACTTGAGCGCACATAATGCGGAAAGTAATTCGACACAAAAAAGTCATAGCCCGAAACAGGATCTAACACCTTTTTGCGTCGCTCACTAATGGCAGCAAGAGAATCATCCCACCCCTCAAACTTTGCCTCGACCTTTTGTCGCAAGCTGTCCGAATAGGCTTTTAATTCCGCTAATAATTCTTTATTTTTCATAACTTACTCTAGAAGCCGATAGACAAAAAGCAATAAATAAAAACCATCCCCAACCACTAATACCTTGGCTTAACAATAAGAATGCACAAATAATGGCTGCAAGTGATGGCAACTGAAAAATTAAGAGTTTCATGCTTTAAATTCCTTATCTAAAGTTTTCCCAAACCCTTCCAACAAGTCCGCAAACTCATTAATCAGCTCAGGTTTATTGGCTTGTATATAATCTCCAAACATCGTGATGGTCTTTATTGCCGTCGCCATTTCCGACACTTCTGGCAATAATCGCTTACTGCTTGCCACCATTTTCGAATAGCTATCACCCAAGCCCTGAATCAACTTCGCCTTTTCACTCACAGGCAATGCTTCCGCGCGCTTAATCTCATTCATTGTGTTTTCAAAATAAAGCACAAACGCAGTCAGCATGCCGCGCGCCACATCTTCCACTTTACCACTTGCCATCGTGTTCGCATCACGCACTTTATCCCAATTATCGCCACGCGCTTCGGCTTCACGTTTCCAGCGGCGTGCCGTGTTGTAAGATACACCTGCTTTTTCAGCGGCTAATTCAAGCGTTAAGCAATCAAACACATAATAACGGCGCACATCTGCCTTGGTTTTTTCATCATGTGCCATCTTAACCCCCGAATTTTGCTTTAATCAGCTCAAACCCAACAGAGACGACCAAGCCACTTAACCCGCCAATAACCGCAGCACGCACACCTAATTTCGCCAAACTTTCTTCTACCTTTGCCAAGCGAGTATCAATATCATCCACTCGACCGTCTAAGCGATCGATTTTATGGTTCGCTTGTCGGCTTAAAGCCAGAATCTCATCTAATTTGGCATTAATTTCTTGTTTTTCTGCCAATTGCTCTAATCGTTTTCGCTCTCTTGCTGACATTATTTATCCACCTTTTTATCTAACTTCTGATTGATTTCTTTCAACTGATCGCGCACCTCTTTCAAAATGCTTTCAAAGTGTTTATTTTTTACTTCAGCAAGCTCTTTACTCTGAAAATCCTGTTGCATTTGCTTTTCTAAGGCTTTAATCGCATGCTCATTTTCAGCCACTTTATCGTTTACCGATTTCCACGCCCAGCCGACTAATGTCATAATCAACGTCGTGCCAATGCCAATAAACACTTTATCGTCAATCATTTTGGCTCCTTACTTTCAGCACAAATCTCACGATACGTCGCATTATGTACCGCAATTTGTCGCAAGGTTTCCGTGGTATCTTGTCGGCTAGCAGTGATAATGCCAAATCCACTACAACTTGGATTAATCACGGAGATCGCCTGATTGCTGCAGGCGGTTAATGACATCATCACGGCCAGTATTACGAGTGTTTTCTTCATTTTTCTTTCTCACTTCAAAATGTTTCACTTGGGTTTCAGCCACGACTTTCTGCACTTGCAACTGGGCATTGGTTTTTAATAACTGCTCAATCTCACGGTGTGCCTGTTTCAGCTTAAACATCACATACGCACCCAATAGCACGAAAATCCCGAGCCCTGCTAAAATAATCTGCATACTCATCAAATCCCCCTTGGTCTATCCGTTTGTTCTGGCTCCACATAGGTTTCACTGGTAATCTGTTCTTCTGGTTTTGCTTGTTTGGCTTGAAAAGCCATCACTGCCCCTTTGGTTGCAGCAGAACCCCCACAAAAACAAGCAAAATAAAAAAACAAATCAGTGACCGTAGAACGGTCAAGATAGACCGCATAAATCAGTACACCCGCCATGACCAAAAAGCCGAAAAACTGAATAAACCCCGTTGTACTGGCTCGCCCATCACTATTGGTAAATAATTCAAAAAACTTATTCATCGGCATAATCTCCACATCATCACTTCGGCTGCCGTCGGTTTCCCTCTAGATACATAACTCCACGCATTTTTACTGTAAAAGTGCGGTCGATATTGCGTGACTTTTTGAGGCTTTTGAAACCAATTTAAAACACGTTTAAACACGCCTAAAAATTTCATCTTCATCACTCGCCCTCAAACAAATGTTCAACATTAATAACTTGTTCACTATCCAACCAACGCCACACATCAAAGCAAGGGCAGGCTTTTACCCATTCATTAGGTGTAATGGTGCCGTCGCCATTTAAATCTGGGCTTAAATCACGATGCCCACAAATTCGCGCATCAGGATATTTCGCCTCAAGTTGGCGTAATAAGCGATATAAGGCTTGCCACTGCTTTTCTGTATATTCACCGTGATTTTTGTTGCTTGCTGTTACACCACCCACTAGGCAAATGCCCAATGAATTTAAGTTATGCCCTTTAACATGTGCACCGGTTTCGCCTTCTTGTCTGCCACTTTCCACTGTGCCATCCACATCAATCACAAAGTGATAACCAATATGAAGCAAGTGTGGATTAAATTGACGACATCGCTCTGGATTACGTTTAAAACCACGTCCTTTGTGCCAGCTGTCGATAGTTTGCGCGGCGGTTTGTTGCGCCGTGCGTAAAGATTTGCCATTGCGCGTTGCTGAACAATGGATCACAATTTTTTGAATGGGATAAGCCATAAAAAATACCCTTAATCTATTGAGATTGAAGGGTATTGTCTTAAAAGCAGAGTAAAGAGAAGAGAGGAGCGGTTTCAGCACTAAAACAAGGCAAGATTATGGGTTTCTTCAGGATGGCGCATTTGCGCCAAAATCTCCCAACCGCTCCGATCAGAAAGTTGATATTTCGGACAAAGCTCAAGCATAGCCATACGCCCTGATTTATTTAAATGCTGGGTAAGATAATCATAATCGGCTTTAAAACGATAATTACGCAACACACGCAATGCCGTTTGGCAACGAGGAATATACAGCCACTCCCCACGAAAAACCTCTCGTAATTTCACCGCACTTTCCAAACCGATGAGTGCTTTGAGTTTTGGAAAATAATGCACCCCATCAGTAAATCGAAAGGTAGCCCCACCAAAATTTGTAATAATTTTCTCCACCGCAGCAAAGCCCACCAAATCCACCATCTGCTGCACCGTTTCAGGCAGTAGTTCAGCCACATCTTCCAAAGATTCAACCATAAACACCTCCGCAAATTGTTTTACACAATTCTCACACGGAAATTTTAAAAAGGCGGTATTTTTGAAAAAAAAAGATAAAAAAATCCCACCGAAGTGGGATTTTCTTTATGCCTTAATGGGCAATTCTTTCACTAACTGTCGCACCGTGCTAACTTGGCAATCCAATGCTGCGGTAAACACTGCAATCATACCAGCAAGTTGGCTATAACTTAAGGTATCAGCCGTGTTGTCAGTGATTTCCAACAACTGGCGCAAACAGTGCAAGCCACCAAGGCTACTTTGAATTTCATCAAATTGATGTTCTAATTCATATCCGATGCTCATCTTCGCCCCCTTACGCCAACAAATCCAACTGCACAGCAGCTGTTTTTGGTAATGTGGAGGAAAAAAAGCCCAAATTCCGCATTTTAAATGCCATCCATTTCACGCTATCTTTGGTTTTGCCTAATAGCGTACCAATTTCACGATAACTTAAGCCCATTTCACGATAGCGTAAAAAGTCTTTCGCTTGTGGGTTTGCCGTTAAAAAGGCGGTTTGCGCAGTGGTAATTAAACGTGC